CTTAAAATATGGCACCAAAAAAGAAAATAGTTGAGGGGTTTAACCCAGTAGATCAGATTCAGTCTTACTTAAAAGACCACAAAGACGAGCATTTTAATTTCGAAGAAGCTCCTAGTTATGTAGTTTCTAGTGGAAGTCTTTTGTTAGATAACGAGATGTCTGGAGGGTTGAGACCCGGCGTAATCAGAGCTTCTGGTATTTCTGAAGGAGGTAAAACGTCAAATGCTCTTTCATTCGCTCGCAACTTCCAGAAAACCCTAGATAAAGGAATGGTAGTTTATATTAAATCTGAGGGTAGACTTTCTCCAGACATGATAGCTCGTTCAGGGGTTGATACGTCACCTGAAAAATGGTTTGTTTATAAAAGTAACATTTTTGAAAGCGTGCTTCAGTTAATGAGGGAGCTTATCATGAATAACCCCACAGATCACAAATACTTTTTTATCATTGACTCTATGGATGCAATGGTACCTAAAAAAGATATGGACCGATCTTTTGAGGATTCTGACAAAGTAGCAGGAGGCTCAGTATTAAGTTCTAATTTCTTAAAGAAGATGGCTCTAGGACTTTCAACAAAAGGTCACATCTGCTTTATGATTTCTCAGGTCAGGAGTAAAGTTAGTGTTAACCAATATGAAAAAACTGACCCTAACCTAACGAACGCTTCAGGTGGAAATGCTCTTCTTCATTATTCAGATTGGATTTTAGAGTTTCAACAAAGATTTAAAGGGGATTTAATTCCAGCTAAATCTGATAAACCTGAAGGTCATTATTGTAAGGTAATATTCAGAAAGACAGCTAACGAAAGGACTGGGACCGTAGTCCGTTACCCTATTAAATATAGAAGAACAGACGGTAAAAGTATTTGGGTAGAGTATGAAGTTTTACAGTTCATGATGGAATGGGATATGGTTGATGTGAAAGGCCCTTGGATCATTATTAATGAGTCAATTATTGAAGAGCTTAAAAAAGTCGGTATAGAGATGGAATCCAAACATCAAGGAGTAGACAACTTTAGAAAATATTTGGAAAAAAATACAAAAGGTTGCCAGTACTTGTTTGAAAAATTCAGAAATGCTTTATCTCCTACTGAGTGAAACTCTACGACATTAGTGGAAAACTTGTAAATAAAGGGGTAACGAAGTATCGAGTAAAATGGGAGAAAGAATGTAGATCTAAATTTCAATACAACGTAAAACAGTTCTTTAAAACGTTTTGGTATGGTCAGGTTTGTTATGAAGAGTTTCCAGTATATGGAACTAGAATGAAAGTGGATTTGGTAAATATGACCAAAAGAATAGCTGTTGAAAGTCAAGGCGATCAGCATGAATCTTTTAATAAATTTTTTCATAATAATTCTAGGGCTAATTACTTAAGATCAATGACAAGAGATCATGACAAAAGAATATGGTTAGAAAACAATGATTTTAAAATCATAGAGATTTTTGAAAAAGAGGTAAACTTACTGTCAAAAGGGTATATTCTAGATAAGTTTGGAATAGATATTTAAAATAGTGTAATATTTTGATATAAATGAGTAAAAAAGAGAGCACTAGAATACCAGAGCCACTTCTGGATCAGATTAGTGAATGGTCTTGCGGGGGTTTTATGCTGTTTAACTTTGATGAAGAAGGTAATCCGCAGGTCTACTCCAAAGTGGAGAGCGAAAAAAACGCTATGTCGTTGCAATACCTTGTGAATCATTGGACTCAGGCTATGGAGTCTATGAATTCAGACGCTTTTATTAACAATATGACTGGTTCGTTCTCAGAAGACCCAGAAGAAGGATACGAAGAAGGATACGATGATGAGTGATACAAATATTAACGAATACTACCCCAAAGAAGAGGTGCCACCAGTAACTTTAACAGCAGGAGAATCTTTAAAACCTCAAGTCTCGGCTCCAGATGAAGAAAAAGCAGTCGTTAATGACTCATTCTCTTTACAGGAAGGCGTTGATGATTTAGGTATTGATTTACCTGATATCCCACTTCCTGATGATGACCCAATCGAAGATTCTATTAAAGATGAATTTAACGATGCGGCATTTAATTTTGCTATAGTAGGTGTAGGTCAGGGAGGTTCCAGATTAGCAGAATCTTTTTGGAATTTAGGATATCGTCGAGTAGGTATTATTAATACAGCTCAACAAGATCTTTCTTTAATTAAAATCCCTGAAGCTAATAAACTTTTAATTGGCGATGGAGGAGCTGGTAAAAATCCTGACGCGGCTGATGAAGTTTTCCGGACTCGTTATGAAGATATTCTTGATTTCTTAAAAAAGAGTTTTGGAAATGGATATGAAAGAGTCTTAGTGTGCGCTGGAGCTGGTGGGGGAACAGGAGCTGGAGGTGTAGCTCGGGTTTTAGAAATTTGTCATGATTTAAATCAATCTCTTGGAAAAGAAACTAAGGACACTGATGCTAAAGTCGGCTGTATTCTAGCTTTACCAACAAAAGGTGAAGGTATTAAAGTTCAGGAGAATGCAAAGAAAACTACATTGAAAGTGTTGGACCTCCAAAAAGCTGGAGTTATTTCACCTTTAGTTATCTTAGACAATGAGAAAATTAAACAACTTTATCCCAAATTGAGCATCAATCAATTCTGGAGTACGGCAAATAGTAGTATTTGCGCAGTTTTTCATCTATTTAACAAAATCTCAGCCAAGGAATCCGCATACACCACCTTTGATAAAGCTGATTTGGACACGATTTTTTCCTCTGGCATCATTATGTTTGGAGCTACTCCTGTAAAAGACACTAGTGAAACAGGTATATCTTATGCAGTTAGAGATAATTTACGTAAGAATATTCTTGCAGGGGTAGATGCTTCTACAGGTAACGTAGCAGCTTGTGTTATTATTGGTGATAAATACTCTCTTGATAACATCCCTCAGTCCAGTTTAGAGCACGGGTTTGAGCAGTTGAGTCGGATGATGGGATCCAACTCAACAGTGCATAGAGGGATCTATGCTGGGGCTAAGAAAGGTATGGCAGTTTATACTGCGATAGGAGGTCTTCAAGCTCCTGATAATTTGTTTGACTATTTCTTTAAAGTTGATAGAGTATACAAGTGATACAGGTACTCTAAAAATTAAAAAAATAAAGTAAATGCCAATATACTCTAATCAGGTCGAGCACCATGTGCTCGGCGGACTGCTTAAACACCCTGACGTCCTCCCTGAGATTGACTCTTTTGTAAATGTTGGTGACTTCTACAACGAAGTTCATCAAACAATTTATTGTGTTTTACGAGAATCTATTCTTAATGAGGATAAAATAGATAAAGTCCTAGTCGGTACAAAAATATCTAATTTGGGTATTTCATCGAAAGATGATATAGAAATATATGATTACATAAACACCTTGTACCATACCTCGATAACAAAAAGCGGAGTAGAAGAAGCCTGTAAAGAACTGGTTAAGTTTAGGATTAGAAGAGAGCTTAGTGAAACCGCTGATAGAATTAAAGATCATGTTACTAATTCTTCTTGTGAGACTCTAGAGGAAATAATTTCTAAATCTGATTCCATTTATGGTGAGAAGGTTAGCACATACTCTTTTGAAGATGACCCGCAAAACGTTTTTGATGATCTCGAATATTTAATCGAAGAAAGGGGTAATAACCCTGTAGATGATACAGGTTTACCGACTCCATACAGTGAGTTTAATCGACTTTTCGGTGGGCTACGGGACGGGAATGTTTATGCTATTGTCGCCAGACCCGCTCAAGGTAAAACTACATTTATAAATGATATATGTTTAGGTGCTGCTGTTAAGGCTGACATACCTGTTTTGGTTCTTGATACTGAAATGACTACTCAAGAAATCCAATTCCGCATGGCTGCTGCAAACACTGGAGTTCCTCTGTGGTATCTTGAAACAGGTAAGTTTAGAAATAATAAAGAGATGGAAGCTAAAGTTCGAAAGTACTTCGCTACCCTAAAGTCTCATAAGTATTTTCATTACCACGTAAAAAATAAAAATGTTGATGAAATTTGTGCTTTAATTAGAAGGTGGCACATGAAGCAGGTAGGTAGAGGTAATAAATGTATTATTGCTTACGATTACGTTAAACTAACAGGAGAAAAAGTTAGTCAAAGCTGGGCAGAGCATCAGGCTATCGGCGAAAAGATTGATAAACTTAAACGAATAGCTGAAGAAATAAATGCTCCTTTAATCACTGCTATGCAAATGAATAGAGCTGGAGAGAGTCATAATAGAAGTTCTAGCAATTTAGTAGATGATAGTTCTGCAATTGCTCTTTCTGATAGGCTCCAATGGTTTGCTAGCTTTGTTGCGATCTTTCGGCGTAAAACTATTGATGAGATAGCTTTAGACGGAGAGAGATTTGGAACTCACAAACTCGTTCCTCTTAAGACTAGATTTCAAGGTAAAGATGCTGCGGGTCATCAAGATTTAATTAGGCGGACTGTTCTTGAAAACATAAATGGAAGAGAAGTGGAAAGTGAAAAATTAATAAACAATTTTTTAAATTTTTCTGTGTCTAACTTTAAAGTAACGGAACAGGGGTCTCTCGAAGATATTATAAGATTTGAATCTCAAAATTTTGATATACAATCTGGTAACGACAATGATACTGGACTATTGATATGAGTGATAGCGTAAAGGATATACTTACCCAAATTGGCTACACGTTACGAGATTGTGGAAACGAATATAGAGCTAAACCTCTTTATCGAGATTCAGATAATCATAATGTTTTATGTATCAAAAAAGACACCGGGGTATGGTTTGACTTTAAAGAAAACAAATACGGGAAACTGGAAGATCTAGTAAAGCTGACTTTAAACCTTAAGGATGTTTCTGAAGCTAAAGACTTCATAAAAAACAAGTTTAACTATCAGGCCCCAAAAGTTAGTAAGCCTAAGGTAAAAAGTCAATCTTCTTACAGAACTGATAATTTAAGTAAAATTTATCCAGAGTATACATATTGGGAGAACCGTGGGATAGATAAAAGAACACTGGAAGTCTTTGAAAGCGGGGTCATGAAAGACGGTAAATTAAAAGGTAGATACGTATTTCCAATTTTTGATAAATTAGATCGACTAGTGGGTTGCGCTGGTAGAGACGTTACAGGGGGAAGCGCTATAAAATGGAAACTTTTGGGAGAAAAAAAGTTTTGGGTATATCCTTTTAAG